CTTTTTGCTCATACACCACACCACTCCGTTTTCGTACGCGATCGGCAAGGCGGCTTCCGCGTCGATCAGGTCTTTATAGGACGGGGCAATGCTATTGACCGTTTGCCCGGCGGCGGGCGTTTCGGTCAATATACCGGTCGGTTTTCCTGTCCCGTTCCCATTGATGATCGCATCTTCAAGCGCCTTCACCATGGCCTCCACCACGTTATTCATAAGCGTGGCTTCAAAGGCCGAAAGCGCCATCGTGTCGACCTCCAGCGTGATGGCAACAGCACAGCGCAGCTTGTAGTAGTTGAACGTGATCTGACCCGCGGTCTTTTTCTGCTTGTCCGATCCTGCGCCTTCCGCCACCCACGTAGCAACAGGCTTCACGGTCGACATAGGGATCGCAAGGCCGCCCTTGTAGGCCGTCCTCGTGACAAGCGGGAGGATCATGCCCACAGCTTCCAGCTTTTCAACGATTTTGTTCAGTACGGTCGTCGGGATCACCTTGCCAACATCCGTTGTTTTCGTTACCTCGTTCGCGCGGAACTCCGTGGGGATCGGCGTACCGCGCAAAACGTGCGCCATAAACGCGCGGCGGTACTCCATTGTGTCGAACGGGTCATCATTCGTTGCGGCGCGGCTTTCGCCCTGCGGCGCGGCGGGTGACGGGAACGCGCGAACCGTCGTTGCGCTTCCGGCTTCGCGTCCTTCGGCGATGGACGAAAGCAGCGCCGTACGCTTTTCGTTCGCCTCGATCAGCGCCGCCCTCATTTCCTGAAGCTCTGTCACCTCGGCTTCAATGGCGGCTAAATCCTCCACGGACATTTCCGTTCCGCGTTTTTCGATTTTGGAAGCGATTTCAGCAAGGCGCGCTTCGATTTCCTGCAATGTTTTCATTGTTTCATACCCCCATTTTTGATTTTAAGTAGCAGTAACAGCCTTCGCCGCGCTAACGCCTCCCGCCTCTCGGCCTCGATCACTCCGTCGATCCAAGAACGCACGGCTATTTCAGTATCGGCATTTGCCGGATAACTGACCGCTGACACGTCGAAAACCTTTTTGATTTTCAAAATGGTTCTCGTGCGCGTCTCTTTGTTATAGGCATCTTCTGACACCCAAAACGCCCATGACATTTTTGTGATAAGCCCTGCGCTGATTTCTTCGTACAGGTCTTGCGCCGCCCGGCTTTTCGATAAGTCCGCAAACATGAAAAGCCCGTTGTTGTCGGCCTCGATCCCCAGCGTTTTATTGCTAAGGCGGGCAAGCACCTTTCCGGCGTGATCGTACTGCATGATAACATCCGACACGTCCGCTTCCGCAAGGGCATTTCTGTCTATGACTTCGTAATATTTTACGCCGTCCCACACGTATAGCAGATAAGGCATATCAAAGGTCGCTGCATACCCTTCAACATATTGCTCCGTGTCAAACCTCTTCGCGCGCCCCGCCTGCGCCATCGCCAGCGGAAGAGTCATTGCTCTGTATTCCCGGTTGGCTTTCATCGGCATTGCTCATGCCCTCCTTATCCAGTTTGTCGATCTCCGCATACTCCTTGCGGATATAATATTTATCACCGTCCTCGACATGCGGCAGGCTCCAAATATCCATCACGCCGTTTCTGTGCAGCAGCCCACGGTCAAAAAGTTGCGTTGATATTTCCAGTTTTGTTTGATTGCTGGCATATTGCAGTCGGTTGGCCGTAAATATGACCTCGTTCCCGTGTGCGATTTCCCGCGGCGTGAAGGTCATATTAGACATGACCAGGGATAGCTGAAGCGCAAACGGCTCTATTTTGCCTTCAAAATACGCGTTCCACTCATTTTCATTGTATTTGTTCTGTAAAATCGCCTCGTTTGTCCCGAAGTATTGATAGACATTTTCATTGATCTGCTTTATTTGCATGGCATTGATGGTAAACGGCTTTGAATCTATGGGTTTTACGTCGGTAAACTTGGAATCGTAGATGATCATGCCGCTTTGGTTGTCCGCCGCAAGGTTTTCCTCCGTGAAGCGTTTTCGTTCCTTGCTGATATCCTCCGGGCTGATCATATTGGCGATTTTGGCAAGGAAGCGTATGGACGCCGAATTCTTGACGCCGTTGATGATCCCTTGGTTATGCGTGTGGATCAGCTGCATGGTTGGGCGCAGCGCGCCGTTGTCAGAACCGAAAAAGTCATCGTCATACTGAAACTGCGTCAGGATGCCAACGCGGTCAAACTCAATAGCGGTGCGCTGCCCATTCGAGAAGGTATACCGAAGATATGGCTTTCCGCGAACCTCCAGCACCTCGCAATTCTGCGGAAGGATGGGGTAGTATCCGGCGATAGACCCGGCGTCGTCCTCCATCGGCACGATGAACGCGGTGTTGTTGACCGATAAAATCGTAGCCAGCCGGTATATGAATTTCGTGGTGTCCATAAATGGATTTGGCCTGAATTTCAGTGGGTCCTCCAGACTTCGGTAGGCGCTCCCGCGAATTTCCGGCTTTAGTTTACTGCAAAAGGACGCGAAGGAATGGATCGCCGCGCGGGTCAGCTCCATCTCGTATACGCTGCCCGGCGCGTTGGTGAACACAGGGGCATATCCTGTCAGCATCTTGAAATACCCGTCCGGCGTCAGGTCGGCCTTGGGCCGCCGGAATATTGCCTCAAAAAGTCCCATTCTAACCTCCCGCGCTTTTTAGCATCTCGCCGATTTCTCCGTAATACTTCTGCCGGACCGTCATCGCGTCGATCACGGACACAAATCCGTCGATCCGCGCGCGCTGCTCTATCTTGACCGGCCTGAATTTCCGCGTTTCCATGTTATGCTTTAACGCTACATTCAAAAAGTGTGCTTTCAGCAAATTGTTATCCGCAATGAAGAAATTTCCGTCTTTGATAATGCCCTCAAACTCACGAATCACCGGGGCAAGATTTTCACCCTGCCAAACGTCTTCTGTGTGGAAGCCGTAAGCCTTTAAGTCATCAATCAAATACTGCGCGCTGAATCGGTCGTATCCTATTTTCAACACGTATATTCCGAATGTTTCTTTTAGCATAACAAACCAGTTATATACGTCTTTATAGTCAACAAAGTTACCGCCGGACAGCTTCAAAACGCCCTGCTTCACAAATATGTCATATGGTACGCCATCAATTGCCTGCGCGGTTTCAAGGCGGTTTTCCGGCATAAAGAATTGACAGAACGCATATATCTTACCGTCCCGCTCGACAATCAAGCTTGCTGCCGTTAAATCTGTGGTCTGCGATAGGTCGATCCCCCCGACGCCGTAGAAGCCCCGGAAGCATTCAAGAGATATGGCAGCTCCGGCGGCTTCTACCAATCCGTAGTCCAGCCACGCGACAGATGAATTTTGCTTGACGTTGCAGTATTTCACAAGGAATTCACGCTTTTTGCTGACGCTGGTTTCGGCTATGGCGATTTCCTCCCGAAAAAACTCCGGCAGGACGGATATGCCCATATTCGGATTTGCCTTTCTAAGTTCCCAAATATCGCCCCAGCTCTCCACATCGTCGATCATGTACAGGAACGGCAAAAGGCGGCTTTCCTTGCTTCCGCCCTTCAAAAATGCCGTTGCTCTCTTCATCAATTCATCGTAAATGCCGTCATTCTCATAGCCCGCCGTGCTGATCGACAGGATAAACGGCTGCCGGCGCGCTCCCAGCGCGGACTTCATAACTTCATATTGCTTTAATCCTCCGTCTCCGCGCCAGCTGGACACCTCGTCGTTTACAACTAGGTGCGGGTTAAAACCGTCTGACTTTTTCGCGTTGAACGCAAGCGGCTTAATGGCCGTGTTGCTTTCGCCAATGTAAATGTCTGACCGGCGTTTCTTCGCCAAATCGGATAATTCAGGTTCTTTTTTCAGCATTTGATAAAAATTATCATACACTATATTCGCCTGTTCAAGCTTCGGCGCCAAGCAATATATTTTTGCTCCGTATTCTCCATCCAGATAGGCCATGTATGCGATGACCGCTGAGGCAAAAAGCGTTTTTCCGTTTTTCCGGCCTATGACAATAAACACTTCGCGCCACACGCGTAACCCGTCCGCGTCTACGATCCCGAAAATGCAGGAAACCAAAGCTTTTTGCCAAAGCTCCAGCTTCAAAAGATCGTCCCGGCCTTCGCTGTGATGGCAAAACCCTTCAATAAATCGAATTGCCTTGTTGGCCTTTTTCCCGTTGAATGTGTAGTCTCCCCGCTTTAGGCCGTCGGTAACGATTTTGTACACGGCGCGGACCCACTTCCCGGCTACGATCTCTCCGTTTTCTATGCCGGAGTGATACTCTTCGATGTAATTTATGGTCATCATCATTCGTCTCTCAATGCCTGTAACGCGCTTTTCTTTTTCCTCTCCGGCGGGGCAAGATCGGTCAGCTGCTTCATAATCGCGGCGTGATTTTTCGTCATGGCGATATGGGTTTTTACGGCTTCGGACTGTTTGCGTCCTGATTGGTTCGCCCCGTTTTTGTATTCCTCCGTGTAACCCTCTGTGTTAATAATTTCCTGCAACTCTCCCAACGACACGGCCATGAAGGCGGCATTTCGGATCAGGCTTTCGACGGTCTGCAATTTGTTTTTGTCAAGGTCACGAAAAATCCGGCGAAGTCTGGCTATCTCTTTCTTGATCATCTGATCCTTTGTCAACTCGTTCCTTTCCGCCACAAAAAACGCCTCCTTTTCTGATATACACCCCACCCCCCTCATGTCTACACCCATCATGCGCACACCTGCGGAGTAAATTTAAGGGCCCCTCTCGGTATTCGTTCCCCTACGTTTCGGATTCTGATTGGGGGGGATTATGTTTCCGTCATCATCAAAACCATAACGCGGTTTTACCGCTCGCGGATGATGTTCCCGGTTATGGCACGTCTGACATATCGCCTCTAAGTTATCCCACGACAGCGCAATGCTTTGATCGCGGATATTATCCGGCGTCAAATATATTTTGTGATGTACAACATCCGCGATAATCAGCTTGTCCTCTTCCGCACATCGCTCACATAAGTACCCTTTGCTTTGCAAATACGCTTCCCGGCAACCCTTCCAGGCCACTCCGTTGTAAAACCATTCAGCCCAAGGTTTCATATCAACCCCCGCACGCAGCGCAAGGAAGCCGCCGGAAAATCCGACGGCCCCGCGCTGTGGCAACTATCCACAATACCAATATACCACAGAAAAAGCGCACAAAACGCACAACTTTACATTTTGGCTAAAAATCTTTCACAGGCCACCCTGATGCTGTTCGCCTTATTCCCCCCTCCTACCCTTCCCGCCACCTCATCCCACG